CGTCTCGAACACCAGCGCAGTCGAACTCGCGCTGATGTCGGTGACTTCATATCCCAGTTGGGATCTGTCCCAATTGCCGCCGGTCTTGGCAATCAACTTGAACACAACCGTCTCACCCGGAACTACCGCCACTGCTCCGGCATCGTAGAGTCCGCTATAAGACTGAAGGAGCTTCCCGGTCGCGTCGTAGACATAGAGCACGTCGCCGGTGCCGAAGCCCAACCATATCTGCCCGAAAGTGACTCTCAGGCTGGCAGCCCCGGGGATGGTGTACGACTGCGTATTGATCGTGCCGGGTTCGTATCCGTCGATGCTAGGCAACGGCATTCGCACCTCCAATCCAGCACGCTTTCACCTGCGAGAGTACGATCTCTGGCTGGCCGTCGATGTTCTCTCCCTCCGCGGCCTTGATGGTCACCGTATTACTGTCCAGGGAGGATTTCTTCACCGCGAGGACGGCACCTTTCACTGCGGAGAACGGAAGCAATCGGAAGACGACCGGCCCCGCGCTCGTGTCCACGAGGATCACGGCCAGGCGCTCGCCGGGCCGCTGCTCGGAGTCCTGCGCGATCGTGCGCCAAGCGATGCTCATACCCTGGCTTGCGCTCGCATTCACAACAGTCGTTCGGGTAACGACCGTCTCGCCCCCGGCAGCGCGCCTGAGCCGGTCGTTGATGAGTGGAATTAGGGCTGCCAGATCCCGCACGTCCTGCGGGATGTCAATATGCGCTCCGGTGTTCGATTTGGGCGTTCTCATTCGGCGGCATCCACGGGAAGTTCTACCCAAGCCCATTCGGGAGGGGTGGGAAGCATCTGGATCGGATACCACGCCCAGGCCGACTGAGTACCCAAAGGCTTGGCGTAGACTGACCCCTGGAGCAGCATCGTGATCACGTTGCTGCCAGGCGTGAGCTTGCATTGCAGCGTCTGCCCCCGGCAGGTTCCCGGTAAACGGAAATTGAATGGCCTCCGCCCGGTCGTGGCAGTAAGCGCGAATTCCTCCCGCTCGGCGAGCGCGTAGCCGGGGGTTTCCGTGAAGATCTCGAGTGCTGCGGCGCCGCTCGATTCCGCCAGTAGCTCAATCTCACGGAACAGCCACAACCGCTCCGCGCCCTGCCCCAAGGTCATCGGCTGCGTAAGCCACACCTCAGCCTGTGAACCATCGAGATACACGCCAATAGGAAGTGCGCGGATTCTCAGCGCGTGGACGGAGAGCGCTTGATTCGCGGTCAGCACTAACCGTCCGCGGCGCCCGTAATAGCCCGTGGCCCCGATCGGCACTTGGATAGTCCTGCGGTTCGCGCCCGGCGAAAACGTGCCGGTATCGCGCTGTGTGATGACTCCGCTGGGGAGGTCCGTATAAAACGTCCAGGTGATCGTGCCGGCGCACTCCACGTCCAGCTCGAACCGGTCCATGAGCTTCGCGTGTTCAATGCCAAGATCGAACACACCAGTGTCGAACGTCATCCCCTGGCGAGCCAACGCGTAGTAGTGGATATACACTCCGACAATTGTCACCGTGGAGGAAGCGTTACCTGCAATGCGCACGGCTATGTTGGTGGCTTTGTGCCCCTTCCCATCGATGCCCAGTTTGAACCGCGCTTTAGTGCGCGTGCCGGAATTCAGCGTGCCCACCGAGACTTCGTTGCCGTGATCGTAGAGCACGCTCACATTGAGTGTCGCCGGAGTCTCGCCAGATTCGGCCGTGCGGTAGTCGATCACCAGGTCGGCGTACATTTTGGGGTTGTCGGGCAGACCCTGGTCGTCGTAACCTGACTGCCATACTAGCGGAATCGCGGATTCACCGTCCTGAAGCCCGCGCTCACTCTCGTACACTGAACTGCCCACGGCGTAGAGTAACGGGAAGTTGCCGCCCTGATGCCCGAACGCTGAAATACCTAAGCCCGCTGCAAGGCTGAAATGCGACCACCGCCCGGCTGTAGTTTCGTACACCAGCACCTCGTTCCAAGTGCTCGTGCCCTTGCGCGGATAGCTTAAATACACTCGGCCCGGCTCGCAGCCCATCACGGAATTCTGATTCCACGCCTTGTCCATCGGCGGAACAAGGATCAGCGAGCCCCCTGACGTTTTCCCGATTTCGGTGTAGTGCTCCTGGAAGATCGGGTCGATTTTGTGCGAGACCTTCTCAGGGGTGTCGCCGTTGAAGCGGTACACTCCATCGGCGGCCAGATAGTAATCCTCCGTGCCGGCCGAGACTACGGCCCTTGGGCCTCCCATAATGGCTACAGTCGCGTTCGTGCGCTCCGGGTCGTTCTCGTCAGGATCGCCGAGCAAACGCCAGATTGAGCGGCGCTTGTAGATCATCAGCATGCGCCCGTGGTGCGTTACGGAGGCGATCTCTTCGTCGTCGTCGCCCACGTCCACCCAGTTACCTTCGAAGTCGTCATCGGAGCCGGGGAAATACCAAGGGCGCGCGGTGGGCGTCCACCAGATGCGGTTCGGATGATCGGCTGAATGATAGGCAATCAGCTTGCCGTAGTAAGGTCCGACTAAGCCTATCGCCGCCGGCGGCGGGTCGTGGTCGAACTCCAATTCAATGTCGATGGCTTGGGCCTCCGAGTCACTCATCACGTCCCAGAACTCGGCATCCGAGCCGCCGAGCGAGGCGATACGCAACGCCTGGGTGACGCCGCCGCCAATGCGGTAAATGTGGCGCGTCGTGATTCCCTCGGGGGCCGGAGGGAGATCGGTCAATTCGGCCATCTGGTTGTCGCAGGTGACGGTATTCGATGCGGGCGAGGGGCTCGATTCGTGGCCAAATACATCTGAAAAAGTGATGTAATACGTGTACTCGCCCTTGAGTGGACCGCCAATTGTGGCTGCCACTGTGGCGGAGTAGGCGGGGGCTGCTGTTCCCCAGGCCGACATGGAGCCTGCGACCTTCGCGCGGCGGTTGGCGTTCATGACCCAGACAAAGCCCATGTAGGCCGCCATGCCTATGGGATTTCCATCCAGATCGGAGGCAAGTTCGGTTTCCCATGCCGTGCCCCGAAGCAATTTCGTTCCAACTCCGGCATAGCGGTCATTTCCTGCCACGAACAGCGTGTGAACCGTGCCAGAGAGCGCGGCCTCGAGATCCGCGCCCCGCCGCGAGCGCAACTGGCCAAACTGGTCCACGCGCCAGTTCTCAAGCGCCAGCGAATCGCCCTCGGGCGTCATGTCCGCTGGAGCCAACAGGTTCAGCGAGCCCGCCAGGATGCGCTTGCGCTGTTTCCGGTAAGCCATCTACAGCGCCTCCCCCCAATACGCCTGCGCCGCCTGCTCGCACAACCCCGCCATTTGCCCGGCCCAGGCCGCAACCTCGGGCATTGCCGCTTTCGATTCCTTGCTGCGAGCGGATTCCAGCATCCGGAACGTCAGATACTCCCGCACGGCTTCGGGAGCGGAGAAGGCCGGGGAAGCTTCAGTCACTGTGGCGAGATACTGCCGGTGAATCACCGCGATATTGCCGCTTGCTCCTACGGCCAGTTTCGGGTAAAGCGTCAGTTGCTCGCAGCCGGCGCCGTCCTGCACGTAGTGAGTTGGTTCCTCGTCTTCGGTCGCGGGCCAGACGTCATCCAGAGCTTCCAGGTCCTGGATTGCCGCAGGTTGGAGCGCCCGGCCGCCGAGCGAGACGTGCACCGTCGAGATGTGCCGCGTGGGGAGACTATAGGTTGCCGTGCCCGGGATGATGGCAGTTGCGGCATCCCGCTCCACGAACAGTCCTACGGATCGCGCCAAGCGTTTCACTGCTTCGTCCGCGTAGCCGTAAAGCTCCGTTTTGGTCCAGAAGGTGAGATCCGCGATCGCAACGGTATTGAGCGCCGGAAGCAGTTCGGCAATCACGGTTGCGGCGTTCACGTTCATTTCAGACCCTTGAGCATCGTGGAAATGTCGAACCGCTCCAGCTCTGGCGGTTCCCGGTCATAACCCCGGGCCCGATTTCGCGCCCTCATGTAGTTGGCCCGGGACTGCACCGCGTCCATGAATCTGTCGAGCATCGGCAGTACCTTAGCGAATTCCTGTCCGCCCTCCTTGGCCCGGCACATCGGCACGGCGAAATCAGCCAGTGCGAGGTGATCCTCGTCCGGGATCTCTGGGCTGGCCCCGATCGCCAGGTCCGCCGGCATTCGGGCGAAGGTGATGTCGAGGACCGTTCCCGCACCCGCCGGCTTCGGGTAAACGGCCAGCAGATCGCAGCCAGAGAACGCGTAACGCGTCGGCGTGCCCGTCGAGGTCTGCCAGGATGGGTCGAGCGCGTCCAGGTCCTCCATTCGCGCCGGAGCGAGTTTCGCACCGCCGACAACCCGAATCCGCAAAGGCACGATGAGCCCTGAGTACGCAGGCAGCAAGTGATACCAAGTCGTGTTGGCGGAGAGCGCGAAAGAGGCAGTTGTCTCCAGACACAGCGTGAGGAACGCAAACAGTCGCTGGCCCTGGTTCAAGGCCGTCAACGTTTCAGCCTCGGTGTAATAGCTTGGGCTGGTAGGATCCTCACCCAAGCGGGTAAGCGCGAGCGTCTGGAGCTCGGAAGCCGTCATTCACTGAGAATATTGCCGTCCGGGCGGGGCGGGATTAAGGCGCTACCGCTGCCAGCGGCGCGCCCGATGCCTTGTGAACCGATTCGCCATGCGCATCTGCTCGGCCGGCCGGTTCGCGCATTCCGTGCGAGTCATGTCTGAAACCGCGCTTTCGAACCGCTCTCCCCAGCGGTCCGCCAACGCCAAAAACCCAGGCGTCTCCTGCGCCAGGAACATGCAGGCATCCTGAGCGGAACTCGCGAACAGCGCTGCGGGACGAACCCAGGGCAGCAGGCTCACTGAGGTTCCCGACAGCGCCGGCGCTTCGGCAGTGTACGACAATGACAATTCAATGACAGCGGTGGGTATCGGCCACAATTCCACCTGCATCCGCGGCGGGTCGCTAGCATCGTCCATCGCTGGCGCGAATGCCTGGGGGGAACCGCTCATGGTGCGCCCGGCGTCGATCTCATCGAGTTTCGCTCGTGAGATTCGATCGAGTGGCCGGCCGGTGTCTGGCGAGCAGATAGATTGCAGAATGCGGCAATCGGCAGGCAGAGCGTAAATGCTCTGCTCCGCCGCGGTCTCAAGCGCGGTCTGCTTCTCCGCCCGCGACCAATCCAGACGGTCCAGGATCTGCACGTAGCGGTCTGCGATCCAGCCGTCCCACATCCCCAAGCGGATGCCGGGGAATTGCTGTGAGAGGCGGGACCGCAGTTCACCGTAGGTGGACATGCTCGCTACGCCGCTGCTTCGACTTGCGCCAGCGTTCCGTCCGCGCCCAATTGCAGCCCCTTCCAGGAAGTGGCGCTTGCGCAGATCAGGATGGCGGTCACATTCGCCCCGATCGCGCTCTCCGCATTGGCTCCGCTGCCGCCGTTGATTGCGATGGTCGCCGGCGCGCTCGTGCGCAACTCGAAACCGGTAGCCCCGACATGCAGGATCACGATCAAGCCAGGAACCGGGGCTGGAAGCGTGACGATATTATTGGCATTCGCTGATGTCACGCTGATGAATTGCAGCATCGGACCACTGGCGATCGCGCCCGTCCCGGTCCCGTCCGCCGTCGCCGTGCGTGCGATCGCGCTCATGGTGAATCCCGCCGCAGACAGCGCGAGGACGTCTTCCAGAGTCACTTCGTCCTCGAACGTGATGGCGTCCGAAACAGTGCCGTTAATGATCTCCGCGCCGCCGACCGTCAGACTGCCTGTTACCGCGACGTCGCCCCTGAATTTCGTTGCTCTTGCCATTTTCGTTTCTCCGGAAAATCAAAAATCGGGGAGCGGACTCCCTATCCGCTCCCCAGTCGCAATGGCTGTCTCTACGGCATTCCCGGTGTACCATAGACACCGACATAGTTCTTGAAGCCCCAAGACGACTTGTACCGCATCGCCGTCCAGCCGGCCTCGCTCTCATCATCGAAGCCGCCTCGCGTGTAGGGCGCGCGCCGGTCGAACCACTTCAAGCCGGTCCACTCTGGAGGCGCCACCAGGAACCAGGCGTCCGGATCGGTGAGCAACGGCCACACCAGGATGTCGGACACTGGGCCCATCTCGCCGTACTTGAAGGCGTTGGTGGCATTATTGGCGGTGTCGCTGCGCATGGTGGACTTCAGGATTTCGTGAATGTTCCACCGATTGGCCGCCGCTACCAGAATGCGCGGCGTGGGGAGCTGGATCAGCATCCCGTTTTCGCGCTCGGTCAGCTCCCAGTCGGTGAGCGCCAGCTCGAGCGATTCGACCGCCAGGTCAGCCGCTGCCGCCAAGATATTGCTCTGAGCCGTGCCGGCGTAATACTGCGGGTGGTTGTTGGCGCACAGCGCCACTCCGTCCGGCCCCGCATAGTCGCCGGCCGTGAATGCGTTATTGAAAACGCTGGCGGCCTGGAGTTCGCGCGTCTGGCGAATCGTCCAGCCCAGTTCGGTAGCCATCTGGCGGATCAGCCCCCACTTGTCGTCTTCCACCAGATCCTGGGAGTACTTGTAGGCGCGCCCAAACCGCTTGTGCTTGAAGGTCTTGTCGAATCCCTGGACAGGGGTGTCGAACCGCACATCCTCGCCTTCCGGAATCTCCAGCGCATAGCCGAGGCCGCTCACTTCCGAGAACTGCTCGATGCCCTTGGTCGAACCCTCCATCGCAAACAGCTTCCGCAACATGCTCGGCTTCTCGCGGTAGCCGTTCTTCACCTTGGCATCGAGAGCAGGAAGCATCGTCTCCAAAAACATGTCTCTGTAAAGTCCACGAATCATCATGGCGATGTCCCCTCCCTAGACCCCGGTCGTCTGGCTGCCGTAGGCCGCCGCGTTGAAGCACACCAGCACGCGGGCATTGGCGCCCGCGGCGTTCAGCGGGTCCTTGAACAACTCCATCAGGTGCACGTGCAGCGTGGCTGTAGTGTTGTAGCTGGATTCGTCGAGTTCGTGCCCGGAAATGAGCGTGGTGCTCGATCCGGCGTTCGCCTCGATGTTGGCGTTGGATCCGATGTCGGCCTGGGCCGTCCCGTCCGTATCGGCGTTATCCTGCGCCTCGAAAATCGCACCGGGAGAGCAGATCACCAGCAGGTTCTCGGCAGTCGTGGCTGCGCTGTAATGCAGCGCCACTCCCACAATCGGAGTGGCCACTCCGGCCGAAACATATCCGTCCGCATCGCGCTGCACACAATCGTGGATGTACACGACGGTCGCGGAAGCGTCTTTCGGAACCTGCTGAATCAGTGGCTGCCCCCCGGTGATCGTCCGCCCCACGGGATTGAGCCCGTGCGGAAAATCAACGTTGGCCATGTCCTCACCTCTTCAGTTGTGTCGTTTCCCCAACTGCCTCAAGAGGGGACCGCCGGAATCACAGGGGTTCGCGTGATTCCGCTCCACCCGGCGTAATCGGGGGAAGATCTTCCCCACGCTGCATCCGGATGCGCCGCTCGTCTGCCAATAACTCGGTCTGCTTGATGCGGGTATGATCCTTCCGGCGGGCGGAGGACTTACGCTCTCTCGCTTCATCCTCAGGAATCATCCCCAGCGTCATCGTTTTGTACTTCACTGGCTGGCCCTTTTCGTCCAGCACGACTTGATAGCCGTCCAGATCGTCTACCCCGCCTCTGGACGCGCTCAGAAATTTACCTCGCATGCCCGGCGGAACGTAACGCCGGACGCGCTCTCCCATCGGGTCGCGTGCCACGTTCTTCGGCATCCGCCGTTCTTTGCGGTCGTCGCGATACTGGAGCCGCTCTTTGTCCACCGCCTCGGCACCCACCTGCACGCGCCCAGCGTCCGCGCGCACGTTCGGTCGCGCGTTGCGCTCTTCGATCGCCTCGTCGGTCTGCGCGTACAGGATCTTGTCCTGTACCGGCTGGGGCAACTCGCGCACTGGAACGCCGCCGACGTGACAGTTGAGAATCGCGGGCTCGGGAAAACTCCCCTCCGCGGCAATCGGCGGCCGGCTGTCGGGAATTCCGGCCAACTCCTGGCGCTGGCGCCGCTCCTCGGCTTTCCGGCGCCGGGTTTCGGCTGCCTTCGCTCGTTGCTCTGCTGTGAACGCCATGACCTACCTCCGCCTCCGCCGGCTACCACCGTTCATCGACTCGCGCGACTTCTCGAAGTCCTCCTCGGAAACCTGGAGGTTCCGCAGCAGATCCTTTACCAGCGGCGAAGTGCCGTAATCCTCGTCGAAGTCTCCGCCGCGGCGACTTCGCGGGCCATCCTGTGCCCGTACTCTGCGCCGGCGATCGCGGTCGCGATCCTCGTCATCCTCGTCGTCACGTTCGCGCTCGTCTTCCCGGTCCAGGCCTTCGTCCTCGAAGTCTTCGTCGTCCCGGCGCCGATGCTTCCCGTTGCCCTGCACCTTGAGCTTCAGTTGCTCGTTTTCGACGAGCAACCGGAACTCGGAATCGCTCGGCGTCCACTTCGGATTACCGGAGCGGTCCCTCAGAGCCTTGAGCCGTCCCGCCACAGCCGTGCGCAACTCGGAGCCGTCCTTCTGCAACTCCGGGAAATCGGCGACCAGTTGCGCGTCCGCGGTGATTTTCTGCCGCTCGGCCGCCACTGCCTGCCGGATCTCCCGAACCATTTCGCGCCGCTTGGCCTCGTCGTATCGCTTGAGGTACTGCTTGAGCGTGCGCTCGGTCATCACGCCACGCTTCAACAGCGCCGCGAGGCCCTGGGTGCTTAACTCGTCCGTGAGCTTGTCCGCAGTGTCGTCGCCTGTATCCTGGCCGTCGTCCTCGTCCAGGATCTCCGCCGGTTCGTTCGGCTCGTCTTCTTCGTCGGCAGACTTTCCGCCGGACCTTGCTTGATCGGCCCAGTAACGCTCGGAGGTCTCAAGTTCCTCTCGGCGTTTCCGCTCGGCGGCCAACTGCCTCCGCAAGTCGCGCACTTCGTCGGGCTGCTTGCCTTTCCCGCCCTTGCCTTCCTTGCCTTTGTCTTTGCCCTTATCGCCCGCGCCGCCTTCGTCGAGGTCGGACACTTCGGGCTCGTCGAGATCGGGTTCTTCCCGGTCTACGATCTCGGGCTCGTCGTCCCTTGGCATTACTTCGCTCCTCCGTCGAATCGTTGCTGCATCTGCCGGATCTGCTCCCACGGGATCTGTACTTCCAGCATCGTGGCGCCAGAGCAGTCGATCTTCATGCCCTCACGGGAATAGGTGATCTTCGGCCCCTGCTTCACGTGTCCGAACGCCGCCTCATCGGGTTGTGGCATTACTTGGCTCCCTTCAGCTTTTTCAGCTCGCCGTGCAACGTGTCTCCGTACAGATCGAGTCGCTCGCGCTCGTACTCATCGGAACAGCACCTGCATAGCACCTGGTAAATCCCATCCTTCGGGTGCAGATACATCGGGATATTGCCGTCCGGGTACATCTCCCTTAACCGTGCGAAGGTAATTCCGCACACTTGGCAACCCGGGGGAGGTTCCCCAGCCAGCATACGCATCGCCTTGCCGTGCCATTCCCAGCAGCGCAAACAGATCACCACCCCGCCGGGGAGGTGCAGAATGTCACCCGGGCCGCGGAAGTGGGAACAGTAGTGGCATCGGATCCGAATCTGAAACGCGGGTGTCTCCATTCACTGAAGGAATTGCCGGAAAGGAGACAGGGGATTAACTGGCCTTCCTGTGCCCCACGTGCCAGCCGCGGTACCACAGGCAGGGGTACGTGTGGAGGTTCTCGCCGCCGCGCAAGGTTCCCTCGCGCTTTCGCATCGAGCGCAACTGAGCTTCTGCCGCACCTTGTGATACGTGGCGGTGCTTGTCGCCGCACATGCTCTTGCGGAGGCCCATTTATCGCCCGTCCAGCAGTTCGTCGGCCAGCGTGCGGACTCGCTCGCGCTTGGCCCGCTTCTTGGCGTTCGCTTTGGCAAAGCGCTTCCGCTTTTTCACCGGCGTCTTGCGCATCATCTCGCGGGCCACCGAAACCGGCATGGCGTCGGATTTGCCTCCCAACACGGCCCCGGCCAGCCCGAATTGCTTGGCGCTTTTCAGCGGCATCACCACCCTCCAAATAGCGGCTCTCTCAACTCGCGCATGCGATCGCGGACTGCGTGCCAGCGGTCCCATCGCGGCCAGTCCCGCGTGATCCACAGTACGTCAATGAGGCTGAGCAGGAGACGGATCACTTCTGCTCCTTTCTGGCCTCGGCCAACATCCCGTCCGGCAGGCTCCCGCGCGTATCCGCGCCGAGAATCACGTTAAGCAACTCGATTTGTCCGCGCAGGAAGTCCGCGCGGCGCTCCGTAGCGCCTTCCGCGTAGCATCCCACTTCGGCCCGGCGACGCATCGAAGCCAACCGCGCGCTTACCTCGCGCCAGAACACCGAGGTGATGCCCGCCTCGAAATCGTCAGTGTCGAGTTCGTCGATCACTTCCGCCCTTCATGCGCCAAACTGAAGTGGTTGCCGTCGTTGAAGCGCCCGCCCCACGCGCCGCCGAGTGACTCCCAATACTCGCCGAGCGGGGTGTACGCCTCGGTCGTGGTCTGATACACGCCGTCCTTGAACAGGTTCAGGTCGATCGCCAGTCGGACGCAGTGCAGCGAGCTGGCGATGCCCTTGCCTGCAGCGGCGTTCGCCTTCGCTTGCGCGGGGTCGCGGTAGGCGTCTCCGAAGGTCAACTCATAGCCGTGCTCGTAGGACCATGCAATGAGCTGGCCCACCATACGCGTGAACTTGCGCTGTTTCTCTCCGAGTGTCATAGTTGCGGTACTCCTGGCTCCTCTATCGGCAAACCGGGCTGAGGTTGTGCGATTTCACCGCCCGGCTGTTCCGGCTGAGCGACTGTGCCCTGTAGGGCTTGGCTCATCGACTGCGCCATCGCCTGGACCATAGCTTTGGCTGCCCGCTGATGACGATGGTCAACGACATGCGCGGCCACACGAGTGATAGCCTCCTCGTCCCGATCCTCGGGCCGTTCCTGGTACATGGCCCGCAATCGGCGCACGTGGTCGATCATGTGCTGGTCGTCGTTATCGAGCGGGTGGACCATGATGTCCTCGCCCTGGAGCGCGAGGTTCCACTCCTCTTTGGGGTTCTTCGGGTTTCCCAAGTCCGCCGGTTCCGGTAACAGATCCGCGAAATTCGGATCTCCGAGTGCCCGGTGGACTTTCTGCGTCACCATCCAGAGGGCTTTCGGGTTGTTTACCACCAGAGGGTTACCGAGATCCAGACTGTACAACTGGATTTGCCGCTCTTTCTCTGCTTCACGCGACCACACTGAGTTGGCAAACTTGATGCGAAAGTCGTACCGTCCGGCGAACTCCTTGGCGGTCATGTATGCGCCGCCCTTGGTGGTGGTGAACAATCCCTTGGCGTCTTCTTCAGTGACGCGGAAAAACACCGATTCCGGAGTGAACTGGCAGTCCAATTCCCAGAAGTGATTCAGGATCTTCGACCAATCCTCACGCATTACCATCAGGTTCAGACCGATGCGAACATTGCCCTGCTCCAAAAGAGCCAATTGACCGGTAGCTGTACGCGGAGCGTTCGGCCGGTCCGATGTCCGGCCCATCGCCATGTCGGACATGCCGGTAACGCGCTCGGCCATCGCCAACGTGGATTGCTGCTTCGCTTGATATCCGGCAGGCTGTATGGTTGGCTGAACTACCTTGATGCCCCCGGGATCCTCAGAGGGCTGCATCGTGAAGGGCTCGTACTTCAGCGTCTTGGGATTGATTCCGCTCGACGGCTTATAGAAAACCAGCGGGCCGATTGAAAACTGTACCGCCTCGGTGAAGTTATTCTCGGCGGTGGTCGCCTCGTCTTCGATAGATTCGAGCAACTCCTCGACACCCATCGGCCAGTATTCTCCGGAGGGAATCAGGCTCGACTCGACGAACGGCCGCCGCTCGCGCGATTGCGGATACATCTCCACGAGGTCCTGCACACCCATGATCTGGTGCATCTCGGGCAGATAGGTGATCACCACTTCTGGTTCGTAGCCGGTCCGCATGTCCGGGTCGAGCTTGCCGTACCACTCCCAGGCCTGGTTTGTTCCGCGGCTCTGCGACGCGCCCTGGTAAATCACGCCCTCCGACTCGTCTTTCTCCTCCTTCACTTCGTCATCCTGGCCGTCGCGCGGACCTTGACCACGCGCGTAAGCCCAGATCGTTTCCCACTGCTTGCGAATGCCGAAATAGCGGCCATCCACTTCGCCGCGGAGCAGTTCCGCTGGCGCCAGCCGCAACTTCCGCAGCACGTAACTGAACTCCTGGACCGTCTGGACGTCTTCGGCCGGCACAACGAGGTCATCAGGCCACATCGGGTCGAAGCCCGGGCCTTCGTATGCCACCACGCGCTTTTTTCTGCCGCCTGCCAGCGTTACGTACGTGTCGCGCTTGTACGGTGAGTAGGCGTGCGAACGACCGAACAGCACCCGGCGAAACTCGAAGGTCGCCAGCGGAAGCGCAATTTGCATCGAGTGGAACGCCCGCCAAGTCTGGAATCGGCCCACCTTATGGACGATCTTGTGATCGGACGGACCCACCGGCGCCGCGACTACTTCCGCCTCGTCGCCCAGCAGCGCTTGCAGATGCCGCGCCCACAGTCCCATCGTGTGCCACTGCACAAGTGGAACCTGAAAGTTGCTCGCCTCTTCCTCGCCCGCGGCCGGCGGAGGAATCCGGTTACGCCAACGGCGGAAGGCCTCTGCGAAACGCTTCATGCGCCGCTTGTGCGCGCCTTGGGCTTGGGTGTAGTCGTCCTCGATGCGGACGGCTAATTCGTCGAGCGCGGCTTTGGAATGGAGCAGCTTCTGGACGCTGGAGGGCATCAGGGTTTCTGTTCGGGCAGAGAGTGGACTACTTTTGTGGGCTTGTCGGTAAAGTAGCCCACCAGCCAGATCATCACGCCCATTACGATGTCGTGGATCTGCCCGGTGCAGCCATACAGCACCCCAGCCAGACCCCCTGCTCCGGTCGTCATGCCGTCTTTCTTCGCCTTCGTGGCGAAGTAACCGATTACCGCCACGAGCAGCCCGGCCACCAGTCGAGCGATCTGGTACGGGTCTCCGGCGATGAGTTTCTCCAGATCGAGTTGCAGCGCGATAACGGCCGCCGCAATAAGACCGGTGATGGTCGTCTGGGTGTCCTTGTCCTTGGCCAGTGAACTTAGCAGCGAGCCGATCGCCTTGGCCGCAATTTTACGTTTCAGTCCGTCGAGCATGGCGACTATTTCCCCCAGCCAACCATCACGCCGACCGCGTACTGATACTCCGACACGGAGCTTTTGAGGATGCGCAGATTGGGCAGAATCGAGAACCCTCTCCCGATGGGAATAGCCGCGAGCCCACCAGCAGTCCAAGCCCAGCCGGTATTGTCTGCGGCTGTGGCGGCGCCGATCGAGCCCACTGCGAAAATCGGAACGCCGTTGATGGCCCTCACGCGCTGACCCACTCCGGTCGTGTAAGCGTTGGTCACACGGAACGGGCGGAAACTGTTCGGGAAGATATCCACCAGCGAGAAACTGTAAGTGTCGGCCCCGGTGAGCCGGTACGCATAGAGCCCGGTTCCGGAAATCTGGGGCGTGCCGTACTGATTGAACGAGACGCCCGCTGCCACGAAATCAGCAGGCAGGTTGTCTTGCGCGATCACTGGCAAGGCGAAGACGCCCAGCACAGCGAGAGCAGCGAGGATGAATCGCATGTGCCATCTCCTGCTCCTGTATTGCCGCCCGTAGCGCGAACGGTTAACTCTTAGGACTACGCCAACAACTGCAACTGTGTCCCGAGCGGTTCCGCTACTCCCGGCAATTCTGATGGCCCGATGTGAACAACCACCAATCCCGCCTTCGTGGTTCCCTTGCAGCGCCGGAACCTAGCGCGGATATAACATCGGCCCGGATCTCGCTTGGGGCGCACCTTTCCTGCGTCGATGAACGTCACCATGCTTACCGACTCGTGGCAGTACGGACAGTTTATCTCTGGAATCTCAGGCCAATACCATCGAGTCGCCGCAACCGCCTGCCGAATCAGTTCGCTCGCCAGCGGACCGCCTTCGCGCCGGAAACACGAGTTGATCCACGCCCCGGCCCACGCGTGCTTTACGTACTCAGCGAAAGGCCACGAAGTAACCCAGAGCGCTTGATCTGCAACGAGCACGAGACAACGGCCCGGCGGCACGAACTGCGGAGAGCCGGGGTGTTGGCGGTTGTAGTGGCGATCCGCGATCCGCGCACCTCCCGCGTGCGCCCGATGCGCAAGCGCCCAGATCACTTATACCTCCGCGCAGTCCGGTATCTCCGACCTCTCCGGTCGTCGTCCTCGTCTTCGTCCAAATCTACCGGCTTGGGTTTCCGAGCCTCGATCAGCGCCCGGATGCGCGGGGCGACCTGGAGTCCTACGCTCGCCAACGCACCCGCGAACACTGCGTCATCGTGGCAGCCTTGCTGGTGCTCGGCTCTTCCGTCCGGCCGAATGATAAACGTGCGGTGTTGGCCGAGACAGTGTGGGCAGGCTATGTTGGCACTCAACTCACGCAATATCCGGTCGTGCAGACTCACGAGTTGCTGGCGCGTGTTGTGCGTTTCTTTCCAACCGAGTTCCTGCAGCAGCGGCGGCCTGCGGTCGTCCGGGTCGCGGTCCCGATGGTAGATCAGGTGAATCGGGTAGTTCCGGTACAGGATCGCCTGAATGAACGCCAGCCCGACGCTGTTGACCTCCGGCACGATGAAGGCCCAGTTGTACCACTCGGCAAGGGTACACAGAGCATCGGCCGCCGGGTCAGGCTCCAGCCGGGCGTGGAAGCACGCCACCTGCTCTCCGGTATCCTGGTCACAAACGTAGCAGTCCGAATAGTCCGGGTCGCTCGCCCCTTTGCCTTCGCGGACGTCGATACCCTCCGCTGGATCCGCGCCGATGACGTAATTCCGCCCTTGCGTCGGACGCTTAAAAATCTGTAACTCCCCGCGGCCGTCCTGATGCGGGACAAATACTATGCGCTGCTGCGTGCCTGACGGGATTCGCTCCAAGTGGCCTATCGCTGCATCCCGAGACGCCACCATCCGACCCAGCGAGATCAAGTCAAAGCGCGGCCGGCCGGAAGTGAGAAACGCTTCCTCGGGGCAACTCGGATGCTCCTGATGGAACCGCTCCATGGAGCCTTCGCAGGTATCCCGGATCGTGATCTTACGCCAATGCAACTGGGGCAGGCTGAGATTGTACTGTCTCTGGATCTCCAGTTCTTCACGCGTCAGTGAGTCCTGGAATCGGCGGACATCGGAAATCGGGTATACGTTCTCGTGGTGCTCCCACCACGCCACAAACAGGAAGAACCAACCGCCTTTGTAGGCCGGGTCCATTACCTCCTGGCAGCGCTCCCAGAACGCCCCGCCCGCGCCGTTGGCAGTGGACGGGATCAGCACCATCGTGTTGGGCTCGAGTGGAACGCTCTGCATGAAGCCGGTCATCAACGCTTCCGGGTCGGGCCAGAACGCGAATTCGTCAAGTAGCGCGTAACGAACCGGAGCCGAGCGCCCGCCGGTCGTCGTCCCAGCGGTGCCAAACTCGATCCATGAGTCCCGCTCCCACTCCAGCAGCTCGTTTTTGTTCGACCTAAACCCGCCCAGAGGACGAAGGCTGTTTTTTGCGCTGTACGTCCGCGCATAGGTGCTGCCATAGCGCCAAGCGCTTGCGGTGTCCACGGCTTTATCCGAGAACACCCGCGCGTGCTGGCCCGGCATGAACGCCACGCGGCGGTACATGTGAGTCATCGCCCCCGCGGTGAAGTGGACTTGGCGCCCTTTCAGGATGTAGCCGCGCACCGGCAGACCTTGGCGCTCCTGTTTGTCGATCGCGTCCTGAAGTTTGCCCCACGACGGCGACCAATCCGGAGGCAGCAGGGTACCCGACTTGTGGTGGATTTTCAGCCGCCGGCAGAACTCCTTGTGCGGTTCTCGCAGGCGCCGTAGGATTTCCTTCTCGGAAAGCCCCTCGCGCTCAATGATGGCGTCCAGTTCCTCGGGGGCAGCCTGGTGGATGCGGGTCATGGGCGCAAGATCAGATCGCTCATCAGTTCAGCCCCGCAACCCGCGCCTGCCCGGGAGTAACCACCCGCGGCTTCTCCATGCCGATCATGCACAGCGGCAGCAGCTTCCGGCAGTGCCGATTGATACAGAAGGCGTAGAACACCACTTCGCCCTCCATCATGCGTGTGATCCCGGTACGGAACTGCAGCGGGTCCATGCCGCAGTACGGACACACCGGATGCGCCGCCTCACCGTTCGCCAGCGGTGACGGCGGTTGCTTTGTCGCTTTTGTTGGATCGTTGCTCATCAGAATCCCCCGTTTGAAGTGCCTCCATAGTGCGCTCCAACGCCTGCCGCTCGCTTTCGGCCGCCGCGCGCCAGAACTCGGGCTCTACGCGGAGAATGGCACCACGGGGCGTCTCCGGGCACCATGGGCCACGGACGCATAGCAGGAGTGAGTCGGTATAGTGGTCAAACTTCGCGGTGTGAAAGGTCGTGCGCTGCGGCAACCCGAGCGCCTGAATAAGCAATTCCAAACTTACCTGCAATTCAGCGATCCTTCGTGTCTGGCTCTGGCTCATAAACAATCCTCTACCCCCCGTACCCCCCGAAACTCCAACCGCTCCCGCAGGGCCGAGAGCGCCCGGCGATGCTGAATAATCGCCCAAGTGTGCGAGATCCCAATTCTACGCGCCACCTCGATCAGATCCAGGTGGCAAAAGTAGTGCAGCGCGATCACCTGCGACTGCACCGCGCTTACTCCGTCCAGCAGTTCCCTAAGCAGACCGTCCGGCAGCGCGCAGACCGACTCGCCTTTCGCCTGCCCCACAAAACCATCGTTGAGCGGTTCGGCTGTGGCTGCCGCGTACTCGCGCCGCCGACAGGACATAAGGCAGCCGTAATACACGTAACGGTAGGCATACGCCCGGAATGGCGTGCCTCGCCTGCGATCGAATCCGGGCGCACACCGCATCAGCGCCATCGCTGCTACCTGCTCGAGGTCGCGGACGTCCAGATGCGCCGGCAGCACGCGCGCGGCCGAGCGGGCGATTCGGCGGGCCCACAATAAATGTCGAGCCAACGCATCCTCGACAACTCGGCGATTCCTGCGCTCCAGGATCGCCGGGCAGGCATGCTTGCGCGTCTCGCGCGCCGACAGGACCGTGCCACAATGACAGCACCGTGATAACACGCGGGGCCTGCCGCGACCGTAAACTACTGATTTATCAGCCAGCACAAAATCACCAGGCAATGTTTCCGCTGCCATCAGCGCTTACCTCGCTGCACTGCTCGCTTGTACAACACGAGTAATTCCTCGATCGTGTGTCCGCCCTCGGAATCCGCCGTCGCATCGGCCTCGTACTGGCCGAGTTCCTGAGCCACCTGCTTTTCAAGTTCACGCGCTTCGCGGAGTAAGCCGGTGTCAACCTCATACTCCTCAATTTCCGGGCTGTACTTCGTCCCTGGTTTTACCCGCCGAACAACCAACCCTGTAATCGCCTCCGGAGCGATCGTGATCGGCTTGGCTGGATCTTCTACCGCAGCCTTCCGCTGCGCATTAAGGGCCGCGCTGAAATGCTGCGCGCGCGCATCGATTACTCGGTGGATCCGGTCCCAGCGGTCCTGCTGACGTGCCAGCCGTCGTTCCTGCTGCGCGATCGCGTAGCGCTCGATGCGGGCCTGGGCCTGCCGGCGCAACTGCTCGACCCGCGTCGCGAAATCGGGGTGAGCCTTCCACCGCGTCAACTGCCGCCGGCTGACTCGCAACTCCGCGCAAATCTCCGGCTCGGTCGCCTTGCCCTCGGACACCAGGACCGCCGCACGAGATTGCCGCGCTGTCCAGCGGATCACCTGAACGCCTTTATCAGAGCCTTTTCGCGCCGTCTTCTTCCGTGCCAAGCTCATTTATCGACCCCAATGCTCTCGCCCTGAAGTTCATCCACGCCGCGCGCCGTCTCTCCCACTGCACACGAGCAGTACCCCCCGGCAGTCTTTCCGGTGCCCCCGCAGCAGGGGTACTTCTGCGCGCCTATCAGCACCGGCGACTCCGCCGGAGTTGTAGCCGTTGGCTGGGTCCGCGAGCGGAACTCACGCGCGAACGTGAGCATGAACCCCTCAGGGTTAGTCAAGCCGTTCCGCGCGACGTGCGGCGCGATCGCGGCGCAGTAGTCCTCCATCGGCACGCCTCGACTCACTAGTTCGGCCTCGATGCGCTCCCAAGTTTTCCGGCTCGGCTTTGCGCCGTAAACGTGCTCGATGAGCGCGGCCAATTCGGCTTTCGTTCGCGGGGTTTTCCCGTCATCATCATCAACTGATTGAAAAGAAACTTCTTTCTGAACCGTTGATGATGATGAAACGGTAGGTAAACCGGTAGTGGGTTTGGTAGTGGGAGTGGGTATGCTACAGCCCGGCTGGTGGCTCGGCTGTAGCCCTGCTGCTGGCTGTACTGGTAGCTGTGCTACAACAGCGCGCCTACGTTCGGCTGCTCGAATGCCCCCGGCCCGCCCCTTGGCAGCCTGCGCCTGGTGGATACGCTCCTTGTACGCCCGATCCTCCAATAGACCGGTGCGCAACGCATCGAAGGCTCTGGTGACTCGCTCGCCGCCACGCTTCCATTGCTGCGGAGTCATCAGCGCTAACCGCGCCATTGAATCGCCGTCACGCGGCACGTCGCAATCCGATTCGCCCCAAGCGTGCATCATCAGCCGGAGCAAGCCCCGCTCTTCGGCCGCATCCATCAGGGCGATGTCGCGGTTCCCCATCCACTCGTTCTTCCGGATCGGCATCACCCACCAGTCCATTACCGAGCCTCAGCAGTGGCGTTCAGCAGCGGCGCATCAGATACAATCCGCCGCCGTGCCATCTCGACATACTTCAGATTCATCTCAATCCCGACGAACTGGCGACCATGCCGCAGGGCCACCACGCCTACGGATCCGCTGCCCGCGAACGGATCAAGTATCGTGCCGCCTTCTGGGCATCCAGCCAGGATGCACGGCTCAACTAGGGCTTCGGGGAATGTGGCGAAGTGGGCCTCGGGAAAAGGCTGCGTGGGGATGGTCCAAACGGAACGCTTATTTCGGAACTCTACGATATCCTTCACTGCCGCCGAAAAACTGGAGTTTTGCTTGATGCCGCTTCCCGGCTCCGCGCACTTCGGGTTGACACCCGGCTTACGCCGATCTCGCGGTGCGGATCCAGCCGCACGGGAGCCCTGGTACCACCCGGCAGGTGGTCGGTTCTTCATATGCTCAAACGTTTTGGCGATGGTCTGGTTTCCGGGCCCACCGTCAGCCCATTTGTGCGTGTCGCTCCGGCCGCGGGCGTAGCGGGCGTGGGTGTCCAATGAAGCCAGCTCCATGATCGCCTCACGGTCGTAGTAATACCGTTGACTCTTGGCGAGTAGAAACAGGTACTCGTGCGCCTTCGTGGGCCGATCCGCCACACTCTCGGGCATCGGATTCGGTTTGGCCCAAACGATGTCCGAGCGCAACCACCAGCCATCGGCTTGTAGGGCGAACGCTACACGCCAAGGGATGCCTACGAGGTCCTTGAATTTCAGCCCGAGAATTGGCGGCCTACGGCGGTTGAT